ATGGCAGGCAAGCGCGGGCGAAAACAAGACACAGAAGAGTTGGCCCCACTAGACGACGGCGGAAGCCTTTTTATACCGGCGACGGAGATGGAGATTGGAGAGTTCGCCACCGAATTCCGCCGCCGGGCACAGGGTTCACTTTGGTTGCGGGTGGACAAGGTCACCATTGGCGACCTGGTGCGCCTGAAGGAGATTGAGCAGGAAAATGAACGGAAAACCGACCCTAGGGAGCCCAAAGAACTACGCGTTATATGGATCGAGAAAAGAAGCGAACCGCTAATGTAAAGCAGTGGGAAATCGCATTTGATCCTTTGCCTTCTCAGCGGGCGTTCATCGAATGCCCCTCCCGGTTCAAAGGGTTTTCGGGCCCGGTTGGTTCCGGCAAAAGCATGGCGCTTTGTTTCACGGCGTTGCGACTGGCTACTGAGAACCACGGGTGTCAGGGCTTGCTTGGAGCCCCGACGTACCGGATGATGCGCGACGTCACGCAAGTCGCCTTTCTGCGACTGCTGGACGAGAACGGAATTCCGTATGAATTTGCGAAATCGGACAACATTGTTCGGCTGCCAGATGTCGATTCCGAGATTCTGCTTCGCTCCCTTGACGAGCCAGAGCGGCTACGGGGAACGAATCTGGCCTGGTTCGGTATTGACGAGCTGACATTTACCAGCGAAGAAGGCTGGACGAGGCTAGAGGCGAGATTGCGCGACCCCAGGGCGAAACATTTGTGCGGCTTCGGCGTTTGGACGCCGAACGGCCAGGATTGGGTTTACCGCCGCTTCATTCAGAATCCCGTTCCAGGTTACGAATGTGTACGTGCGCAGCCGCATGAAAACCGGCACGTGCTTAGCGCGAACCCGGACTTCTACAAACGGCTGGAGATGAGCTATGACGAACGGTTCTACCGGCAGGAAGTGCTTGGGGAGTATCTAAACATCACGCAAGGCAGGGTGTACGAAAGTTTCGACAGGGCAAGAAATGTCGCAACGGCAGAACGAGATCCGCGGCGGCAACTGTATTGGAGCCTCGACTTCAACGTCAGCCCGTTGTGTTCGGTGCTGGCGCAGGAATCCGACGGCGGAATCAGAGTACTTGACGAGATCTGTCTGGAAAACGCCACGATCGCGGACGCGGTGGAAGCGTTAAGCGGCAGAATCGGCAACGCGCCCGCCGGACTGGTGATTACGGGAGATGCGAGCGGCAGACAACGAAGTGTGACCGCGCTGGGAGACACGTACGCGGAGTTGCGAAAGCATCTTACCGCTTATGGCTTCCATAATGTCACTTTTCGAGTACCGCTGAGTAACCCGGCTGTCTTGAAGAGGGTGAAGCTGGTGAACGCTTTTTTACTAAACGCTTCCGGCGACGTGCGCCTCACGGTCGCCCCTCAATGTAGGGAGCTGATCAAGGACTTTGAAGAAGTTGTTTTCAAGCCGAATGAAGGAGTAATTGACAAAGCAAAGGATGCCAAGCGCACTCATATTTCCGATGCGCTGGGCTACTTGGTTTGGGAGCTGTTTGGAGACCGTCCGGCCATTGGCGAAATGAGCCGGAGGCTGTTCTAAGCAGCCGCCGTAGATAGATGACGGGATTCACAAGGGACAACTATGTTTGATATCGATCGGGAACATCCTGAATTTACTCACCGCAAAGACATGTGGCAGTGCTATCGCGACCTCTATGTCGGCGGGGAACAATTGAAGGCGAATGCCAGCGCCTACCTGACGCGACGCCAAAAAGAGCCGTTAGATGTGTACAGCGAGCGCCTATATCGGGTGTTCTACGAAAACTATATCGGATCGATTATCGACTGGTACGCCGCCACGTTGTTCCGCCGCGAGCCGGTGCTCACCTTCGATGGAGAAAGCGAGAGCGGGCGTAATTTTCTGAATGTATTTTGCGATGATTGCGACCTGAAAGGAACCAGTCTTAGCGAATTTTTCAAGCGCTGCTTTATTGACACGCTGATCGCAGGCGCATCTCATATACTGCTCGATTTCCCGCATGTTGACAGACCGGTGGTGAACCGCGCTGAGGAAGATGCGGCCGGACTCTCGCGCGCATTCCTGGTTCGCTACACGGCGGAAGAACTCATCAACTGGAGCAATGACGAAAACGGTCAATATGAATGGGTCGTGTTGCGGCGCAAGCAACGGCGGCAGGCCAAGGTAGAAAGCAGCGAAATCGTTGAAGAAACCTACTGGTACTACTTCGACAAACAACAGTTCCGAATTTACCGGCGAGAACAACATTCTGACAAAAAGGCGCCGGTGGAACTGGTATCGGAAGGGCCCCACGCGATGGCGAAATCGAACAGGGTTCCCTTATTCACAATGCGCGTCAGCGAGGGATTATGGCTGATGAACAAAGCCGGCTCTCTTCAACTGGAGCATTTCAACAAGTCGAATGCCCTAAGCTGGGCCATCACAATGGGCCTCTTCGCCATGCCGGTAATTTATTCCGAGCGCAGTTGGAATCAGATCGTCGGCGAATCGTACTACATTCAGCTCGGACCCCAGGATCGTTTCGGCTGGACTGAGCCCGATGGACGTGTCTATCAAATTGCAGCGGACAATCTCGAGCGCTTGCGCGATGAAATTTATCGCGTGTGCTACATGTCGCAGGCAGCCGGCGATGGCGTGATGACCAAGCCGGAATCCGGTCTGGCAAAGCAGCGGGATTTCGTAATCACCCAGGAGGTGCTGCGTTCCTACGGGGACATGGTTAAGGAAACGATCAGACGAATTCTCGACACGGTGTGCGCAGCACGCGAAGACGATGTGGTGTCTTCCGTTTCGGGAATGGACGAATTTGATATCGGCGACTTCGGCACCGAACTGGCTGACGCACAGATGCTGCTGAATCTGGGCATCGCGTCTCCGACGATGAAGCAGCAGGTCTATCAAAAGCTGGCCTTCAAATATCTGTGCGACACGAGACAGGAAGTGAAAGATCAGATTGCGCGCGAGATTGCAAGCCAGTTTCAGCAAGTCAATAGCACGGAACCCGGCACAGTTCAAAACTGAGCCACACCTAAACAAGTGGTTTCGAAATTGAAGATTTAAGGAGAACTATGTCCGATCAAAAACTCGACAATGAGACGAGCCAACCGGATGTTCGCAACGTCGTCCGGCATGTCATTGAAGAATTCATGAAAGCCGAACAAAGTAAGGCCGAGCCCGCGTACAAGGCCGAGCTAATTGAAGAACGCCGCAGGCGCGAATCTTTGGAAAGCCGGCTAAACCAGCTGGTGGAAGAAAATCGCCAGGCGAAAGCGGCTGCCGAACAGATGGATCGATATTCGCAGATTCGCGGCGAGTTGCAGCGGCTTGGAGTTGCCAAGCTGGATTTAGCGTTTAAGGCTGTAAAGGATGAGATCACGCGCACCGAAGATGGGCGCTTAATTGCCTATGATGGCCAGGAGCAGCGCTCCGTTAGCGATTTCCTGCGCAAATTTGTGGAAGAGAATCCGGAGCTATTGCCCGCGCGCATCAGCGGCGGCAGCGGCGTCCACACGACGACTCGCAATGCGATCCCGTCGGCGCACAGCGGCGGCTCAGTGGATATTGACAAGATCAGGCCTGGTATGAGCAAAGAAGAGATGGATCGCGTGCGGCAAGAAATAGCGCGCTTGGCGGGCCAGGCTCTAAAGGGCATGTAGGAAGCGGCGACGGGCCGATTCGCTACAGACATACGACATGTAGACAGGGGGCGCCGAGGAACGTCGGCGCTTTTACTGTGTGGCGGTCCCTAAACGGGGCCGCAAATATGGGCAGCTAACGCTGCCCTTTTTCTTTTAGGAGATATATGCCAACAATTACATCTGCCAATCTGGCGAACGCGATTGTGAAACTGGTTGCGGCGGAAGCTCTGCCGGCGCTAGTCAGCAATCTTGTGATGGGTAATCTGGTTAACCGGGACTACGAACCGGTGCTCGCGCATGCAGGCGATACCGTGAATGTTCCGATTCCTCCCACGCTGGTGGCAAACAACATTCTGGAAGGCGGCACTGTTCAGACGCAAAATCCGAATTTGGGCAATGCGCAGATCCAGTTGAATAATCATTCCGAAGCCACGTTTCAAATTCCTGACGTGACGAAATGCCTCGCGGTACCGGACCTGATGAAGGTCTATATGCAGCCGGCAGTGGTTGCCATCGCCGAAAGCATTGAAGCGAACTTGCTGAACCTTTACAGCCAGTTCACAGCCAACACTCCCGTTGGCACGGCTGCGACGCCGATTACAGAAGCGGTTATCGACGCGGCGGAAACCGCTCTGTTTGCCGCCAAAGTTCCAAACAGCCAGCCGAAATACCTGGTTGTGGATCCCAACACCTATTCTCAGATTCGCCAGATTCCGCGCTTCAGCGAATATTACTCTGCCGGCCAAGCGGGTCTACAAGCCCTGGTGGAAGGCAACGTCGGCAAGATGAAAGACTTCTTCATCTTCCGTTCGCAGCTCGTTCCGAAAACCGGTGTTTCGACGGTAAATACCCATAACCTGGCGTTTTGCCGCGATGCAATTGGTTTGGTCATGCGCCGTCTGCCGCAACCTCTTCCCGGAACCGGCGCCATCGCCGAGTACGCCGAGATGGGTAACTTCGGTATTCGCGTTGTGATGAGCTATCAGCCCAACACGCTGGCGCAGCAGTTCACCGTGGATGTTCTCTACGGCGCCGCTGTTCTGCGCAACAACTTCGCTGTTCAGGTGAACAGCTAGTTTTAGCTCAGTAAGTGATGAGGGCAACCAACACGGTCTGCCCTCATTTTGGCATTTAGCAAAGGATAATCCATGGATTTAAAACAGTACTTTCGAAAAATTCGCGAACTTGAAAGCAGTCTGACGGAAACCTATCCGCTCATTACCAGCTTGGCAACCGAGGATGGCGGGAAGGCGGGAGTCGTTTCCGAAGTGCCGCGCTACGAAGCAGCCAGGACTATCGTCGAAGGTCGCGCCAGGCTCGCAACTGAAGAAGAAAAGCAGGCCTATCGAGAACAGGTCGCCGCTGGATTAAAAGCTGCAGAAGAGGCTGATACCGCAAGACGCCTACAACTCGCGATGCTGTTTAGCCCCGATCGGATCAATACCAAACCGAAATCCTCGAAGTAAGGAAAAAGCAACCATGTCACTGTTTACCGATTCAAATCTGATTGGCATTTCGGACCTGCAGGTATATGAAGCCACACTCAGCCAAGTAGCATCTACGCACAACATTAACATCGACTCCAAAACCACAATCGCTCTTGGTTCGATTGGCGACCGGCTACTTGCCAGACTGGTGCGAGCGGGGACAGCGGCATGGCCTTGGATAAATCCCGCAACCTCGGGGCTTTTCAACATCGTTTCCATGCCGCCGCAATCGACTTGGCGATTCACATTGGACAACCTTGTCGTAACGCCTCAGCTACGCCGGTGGATTAGTTACGAAATCCTTTCGCAAATTTTCTCGGAAGCCTACAACGTTCAGTTGAACAACCGTTTCAAAGAAAAATGGATGGACTATTCCTCGCGTTCACAGGATGCGGAGAAGAATTATTACGACCTTGGAATGGGTGTTGTTTACAGCCCTTTGCCTCAGCCGCCGATTGCGACCACTACAATCGGGTCCGGTTCCCTTTCAGCGGGGATCATTACGGTTCAGACGGCCTGGACGAATGCGAACGGAGCGGAAAGCATGCTTAGCCCGCTTCTTCCGGTGACACTACCGGATTCGTCGTCGTTCAACGTAACTATGGGCGTGACCGCGCCGCCAGCCAGCGCAACCGGGTGGAATCTTTACGTCGGTATCAACGGACAACCCGCGACGCGTCAAAACGTGACGCCTCTCGCATGGAATGCAGTTTGGCAGTTGCCGGCCGCCGGCCTGACTACCGGGCCGCTTCCTTTGGGCGGTCAACAACCGGATTGCTATGTACTAGATCCGCAGCGGGTCCAGCGAGGTTAATTATGCCGCCACTTACAATTTTGACAGCGCAGACCCTGGTGAATCTACTCACGGCCAACGCCGCCATCGAAACTGAAGTATCCTCGATTGCGCAGCAAGCAGGAGCTGTGGTTCCCGTTATTCCGTCGAGTCAAGTCTACCTTAGTTCCGCTCCTGCCGCTATGGCCGACTTGCAGCAGGAACTCGGCTACCCACGAATTACCGTCTATAGCTCGAAGCTCAGCAACAATCAAGTTGAGAAATTCAGAACTTTGTCAGGCGTCGTCACCGTGACAGCCGATATAAACGCGACGGCGGATCTGGTTACCAACGTCGATTCGTATATCCACTTTTATATAGAAGCCGTGAGCAATATTCTACGAGCCAATCGCGGCGACTGGGGAAACGGAATCTTTTACTCCGGCGCCTACGAGATAGCCATTCAGCCGCCCGTTACCGGTGGCAGTGGATTTCTTCAATTGGCGCGCATCAGCCTCGAGGTCGGGGTAAGCGGCAATTAGGAGCAGCAGAACATGAGCAGCTACATTCTTTCTAACGCAAATCGCTTCTACGCCGCGATCGAAACGGCATATGGACAGGCAGCGCCGGTAACAGCGGACAATCGTTACCCAGCCGTTCAACTGGCGGCTAAGCAGGCCTTGCAGCAAAGTACGCGTAAGGACAAGACCGGCTCGCGAACGTTTTTGGGAACGCCGCCGGCATCTCGTCGCAGCACGGCATTTCAAACGCAGACATATCTTACGTCCTGGAAGGGAACCGGCACGCCATCTTATGGCCCGCTATTTCAGGCAGCTCTGGGCGGCGCACCCGCGATCAGCGCACAGCTGGCCGTGACTTCGGTATCGACGCCGGTCACTTTGCAGACTGCTGCGCCGCACAATCTAACGGAGGGATCGGGTATTTCTTGTAACGGGGAGATTCGATTTGTTACGGCAATTCCGAATGGCACTACCCTCACCACGAACGCCCCTTTCACAAATATCGCAGCCGGGTCAGTATTACTACCTACCGTTACTTACTCTCTATCGACGACTTTGCCGAGTCTAACCCTTTACGACTACTGGGATCCGCAAACCGCCGTACAGCGCATCATTACAGGCGCTGGCGTCGATACTTTCGAATTGTCTCTCAATGGCGACTTTCACGAGTTTCTGTTTCGAGGGCCCGCCGCCGATATTGTCGATTCCACCAGTTTTATTCCCGGGACCGCCGGCTTATCGCAATTTCCCGCGGAACCGGCGCTCCAGCAGTTCGACTATTCGGTTGTTCCCGGCCATCTCGGCCAAGTGTGGCTGGGGGGCTCCGCCAGCCAATTCTTTACGTTGACCGCGGCACAAATACAGGTCCGCAATAACTTAGACACGCGGCATCGCGAATTTGGAGCCACATTGCCGCGGGCGCTATCGCCCGGCATGCGGCATGTGCTTTCGCACATTAGCATACTCGCACAGGACGACGGGCAATCGGCGGCGCTCTATCAAGCCGCGCGCGCTCGCGTTCCCGTTCCCGCCATGCTGCAACTCGGGCAACAGCAAGGGCAACTATTTGGCGTTTATATCCCCAGCATCCAGCCGGAGATTCCGACTTATAACGACAGCGAATACAGGCTGCAGTGGGATTTTCAAAATAATTTGGCGCAAGGGCAAGCCGATGATGAACTTTATATCGCGTTCGCATAAGACACAAAGGGTTGAAAGTGTCCGGTGGATAGAAAGCAGAGAGCTGCCGGGCGTTCGCTTTTCGATCCGCGAACCTTCTCTTGGCAATCGCATTGAATTGACACAACGCCTTCACGACCTCACCGTTCGCAACGAGTTTTTGGGGGGGGGACGCGAACTACAGCAGCTGGAGCTGGTTCTTGCCGACTTGATGGTACAGAAAGCACTCATCGAATGGGGTCTGGCCGAAATCGAGGGATTGAAAATTGATGGCGCCTCCCCGACAACCAGTCTTCTGATTGAATCGGGACCGGAGAAGCTCGTCGCCGAAATTGCGGAAGCGATTCGCGGGCGCTGCGGGCTCAGTGAGGAAGAACGAAAAAACTAGTGGTCGCGTTCCATTTCCAGTTTTCTAACCAGGCCGCCTGGAATTGCGACTCGTGCCGGAAACGCGGTCTGGTGGAGATTAGACATTGCCATTTTGACAATCACGACGCGCCTGAAAATGGACCGGCAATTTGGGCTCGGCGCGGTGTGAGTACACGTCAGTGCCCGAAATCGATTATTACGAGCGAAAGCCTTCGGTTTCTCGAAGAATTCCAAATCTGGAAGCGCTTCGGATGCCGAGACATCTGGAGCATGCCGGCACGGACGGTAGAGGCAATCTCGATACTCGAAGATCAGTGGCAAAAGGAAATTGAATTCACCCAAAAAAGCGAAGGAGGATGGGATGGCAACTAAGAAAAATAGCGACACTTTTACAGGCGGATTGGCGAAGCTCACAACGGGAGCATTTTCGGGCGCCAGGCGCACGAATATATCGGGGTTTAAACCATCCGCAGGATTAACCTTTGGGAAGCCTTCCAGTTCTCAAGCGCTCTATCCAACTTCGAGTAGCAGTAGCTTCGATTGGAGCAATCTCGGGAAGCAACTCTCTTCCGGCAACGGGCTAGCAGGAATGGTTTCAAACGGTCTCGCCAGCTTTGGCGGCATTAGCTCACTGGTCTCGGGTATCTCTCACCTGTTTGGCGGCGGACAAAAAACGCTACCTGCACTGCAATTGTTTCAGTTGCCGGACGCGGTTAACCAGACGGTGCATATAAACAACACGAACAACGGCGCCTCCAGCCCATCAATCAACGTTCACGTGCAGGCTCTCGACTCACAATCTTTTATTACAAGATCGAACGATATTGCCAAGGCCGTGAAGAGCGCCATGCTGAACTCCCATTCTTTGAACGATGTAGTTGCGGAGATCTAAATGGCTAGCTTCCCCTTGCTATCTACCGGAGCCGTAGCGCAATACCCGGTTTCTCGCGCCAGCACTTACGCCACTGAAGTAATCCGGTTTGTTGACGGCGCCGAACAGCGGTGTATGACGCGCGGGAAGCTGCTGCGTCGCTGGCAACTTACGTTGACTCAGCTTAGCGAAAGCGAGCTCTTTGCTCTGGAACAATTTTTCGAATCCGCTCAAGGCAACTTTGCCCTATTTACGTTTATCGATCCCATGACTGGTAGTTCCATTCCGAATTGCCGGCTTCAGGACCCGTCGATTCTTACCCAATATCTGGCTGTAGGCAGCGGGAGCGCCGTCCTGGTAATCGAGGAAACAAATGGCTGAATTGTTCTTTCCTCAACTATCGACCGGCGCCTTGACGCAATATCCCGTTAAGCGCGTGAAATCCGTTCACACAGCCGGATATATGGCCGACGACGGAACAAAGGTAATGTATTTCGATCCCAATGGCGGCTCGCTGATATGGCAGCTAAGTTATGCCGGTCTTACGCAAGACGAAGTCACGTCGCTCGAAACGCTCTTCGATGCCTGTTGCGGACAGTTTCGCGCATTTACATTCCTCGATCCCCTGGCGAATCTGCTCGGGCCGCAATGGCAGCCGGATGCCACGGTGCAACTATCCGGAGCCGTCGCCACAAATATAGGGAGTGCACCCGCCGGCGTTTCGCAATCGTTGGCGATTCCCGCCGGATATACTTATGCGTTCTCGGTACCCGGAAATCTGTCGGCCGATCCATCCGAGAACATATCAATTGTTGCGAGTGGCCCCAATAGCCAAACCCAAGTTGTTCTTTCGTTGAATAAGCCTTTACTGGTCTACAGCGGTTCGCTGACAGATACCGGAGTGGGGTTGACCATCAAACTGCAGCTTCAACCCGGTCAAAGCATCGATCTTAGCGAGGCGCAACTCGAGGCGCAACCGGCGCCGTCACCGTTCCGGCCGGCCCTCGGCGGTATCTATACCAACGCCCATTGGGCCGCCGATCAACTGACCTTTATCGCTGAAGGGCCGAACTCGTTTAACACCAATTTCAGCATCGTGACACACGTTTAAGGATTGAAATGCCAACCATCAATGCGGTAAAAGAGCTGAGCGAAGCAGACAGCCCGCTGCTCCTGTTTGAATGCCTCGTTCCGAATGGCGGCGGTTACCGCTATTTCAGCACGCACGCTATTACCTTCAACGGCAACAGCTATACGGGCCGTGTCCTAAAGCACAATTTGTTCGATTTTCAGCTCTCGTCCGACGATGCGATGGACTCGGTCGCGCAAGTGTCCCTAATTTTGGCCAATGCCGATTCTCTTCTTTCCGAAATAGATGCCGCATTCGGTTGGAAAGGAACTCAGGTCACCGTCTACTTCGTGTTTGCAAATCTTGCAACTGGAACGATCACAACGGAAAGCACCATCGTCTTCCGCGGTGTGGCCGGCGATCCAGATGAAATCACCGAGGATACTCTCCAAGTCACCTTCGCCAATAAATTGAGTTTGCTGCGCGTCGGATTACCTGAGGTGCGAATCCAACGGCAATGTCCCTGGAATTTCCCCGCTACGGCGGACCAACGGGGTCAAGCAATCAACGGCAACCGCTTCTCCCGTTATTCCCGCTGCGGCTATTCGGCTGATATAGCCGGAGGTCTGGGTAATCTCAATGGTTCACAAGCGTTAACAACGTGCGATCACTCACGGGCCAGTTGTGTTACTCGCGGCATGTTCAACTCCGATTCTCACGGAAGGACGACCGCCAGATTTGGAGGATTGGAGTTTGTTCCCTCCACCGTCCTGGTTCGCTCCTACGGCGACAAAAATTACAAGCCGTCGCGCGTGGATGAAAATCTTGCAAAATACAACGACTATATTCCCATGGTTTATGGAACCGGTTGGTTGGCCGCTCCGGTAATTTTCGCAAGAAACGATGGCAATTTGACTCATGTCGAAGTCCTGTTGGGGATGGGACCCATAGACCAAGTTTTAAAGGTCGTTGTGGGTGGAATTGAAATTCCCAAAGGCATCGCGGGAACAGATATGACCGCGACCGGATGGTACAACATCGTTTGTCTCGGTGGACCCTCCGGTTCTTTTAACCCTGACTTCTCTGATTCCAACAACAATCCCTTGGGCGATCCACACGGCAGCATGGCAGTGCTTTCGGTAATTGTGCCCAACCGGATCAACAGCGGCGGCTCACTGCCCCATGTCGATGTTCTGGTTCAAGGACTGCACATCGACCGCTATAATGTCGATGGTAGTTTCCGCGATAACACGTTCACTAACAATCCCGCTTGGATCATTCTCGACATTCTTCAGCGAGCGGGTTGGTCGCTTTCCGAAATCAACCTACCCTCGTTCGCTAACACGGCGGCATATTGCGACGCGCTCATCTCAACAACCGATCTGAATGGAAACCCGATCAGCGTTCCGCGCTATCACTGCAACCTTATTTTGACGAAGCGCAAGAGTTCCGCGGAAATTGTGCGCGGTATACGCGTCGCCTGCGGCCTGATGCTGCGGTACGACAGTAACGGCTTCCTTGAGCTTCTACCCGAGACCTCGCTCGCTGACCAGCATCCCTCGCTTCCGGATGGCAGCAACGCCACAACGTCACTAGTTGGAGGATGGCCGGCGTATGAGTTCAGCGACGGATCGTGGAACAAGTCCGGCATAGCCCGAGATGCGCACGGCCGGTCGACCGTACGCGTGACTTCGCGCCAGCTTGCCGAGCTTGCCAACAGACTCAGCGTGGAGTATCAGGACGAGACCAACGAGTACCAGCAGGATAGCCTTTCGCTTGTCAATGACAACGATCAATCCCTAATTGGATACGAATTGGCGAGCACTTCTACGGCCCTGGGCATTCCGAATCCTAATCAGGCATTCCGAATTCTAACTATGCAGTTGGGGAAATTGAGCGAAGGTAATTACTTCATCGAGTTCGAAACCAGTTTTCGCGCTCTAAAACTGCGTCCCGGCGACATTATTACGATGACGTATCAAAAAGAAGGCCTCGTCCGCGCTCCCTTCCGCATTATTAAACTTACGCCTTCAACAAACTTTCGGACCGTGAGCATTATTGCGCAACGGCACGACGATGCCTGGTATAGCGACAACCCTCAAATTGGAAATCCGTCCGGCCGTCAACCGGACGCGGGGATCTCGCTGCCGCGGCCGCTTCTCGGTACGTCTTTCGATGGAAGCGGCGCGACGCAGTTTGGCATACAGGAGCAATCCGCCGCACAGACGGACGGAAGCGCAGCGACCACGCTATCAATCAGCTTTACGCAGCCTGCCCAGCCACCGATAAATGGTCCGAACTTACCTCTGCTGAATTTGTCTCCTGCAATTGCCACAACAGGAGGAACCTTGGGCGGAGGATCTACTTACTACTACGCAATAAGCGCCAATGACGTAAGCGGCAAGGAGGGCATGCTGTCATTTATCGTAGCCGCCGCCATTCCCGCTGGTACTGCAACGAATAGCGTTACCCTCAATGGCCTCAGCTTTCCCGCAACAGCGACTACGTTCAACGTGTACCGCGGGGTCAACCCGCAGTTGCTCTATAGAATTGCTTCCGCGCACACGCTTGCGGTCACTTTCACTGATTCCGGCCTGGCGGCTCAGCCGATCGGACCGCCCGACCCCAGCTTCGATCACGCGAATTTCTACTATCGTCTCGAGTACGCAGGTCCCGCGCTAACAACCGGAGCAACGGCAAACAGCATCACCTATGCCGATTTCAATGCCACTCCGAACGCGTATACCGGAATGAACGTGCGGCTAACACAAGGTAAGGGCGCAGGTCAGGAACGAGTCATCACCGGCAATACCACAACTACACTGACTGTATCTCCGGCTTGGTCAGTAATTCCGGATACCACTACGCAATTTGTGGTCGCCGACGCATCCTGGCGATTTGGAGCGGTTTCTTCGACAAGCCCAGTCCAATTTCAAGTTCCGAATCAGAAGGGTACGGTTATCCAGGTTACCGGTCGCGCCGCGAACGTACGCGACCAGGAGGGCAATGCAGATCTGTGCCCCGTATCGCGTTGGGCTGTGGGCGGAAATTCCGGCAGCCAGTTGGACCTGGATACGCCGCCCGCGCCCACGTATATACTAAACGCAATCGGAGGCGGCAGCTTACTGTTGTCGCGCGTGGGCTTTCAGGACCTGACAAATACCAGATCGGTAACTGCCGGCACGCTGCTGGTTACATATTTTGATGAGCTTCAAATGCCGACGGTATATCAACTGTCCACGGCATTAAACGCGCAGGCTACCACCATAACGCTAAACACTACAATTCCCAGCTCGACACCGGCGCTGCAAATCGGCACTGAGATTATGACAGTCTTAAGTGTCAACAGCTCGAATAACACTTGTACCGTTTTGCGCGGCCAACTGGGCTCCACGGCGGCTGGACACACTGTCGCTACGCCCGTGTTTCCACTCACACAACAAACCCTCGTTGTTGCGTTTGCCCGCGATTTCTTTCAAAATCCAGCGGCCCAAAACTTCGCACATTCCATTTCCCTTCCCGACGTTCGCGTTGCCGCATCTCAATTTTTTGTCACGAACTCGCGCGGCAACAGTCCGGCGTCCACGCAATGCTACACATCCGGGGCAGACGCCGGATTGCGCACCTGCTCCGGCGGTCAGCTTGCCATTCAGGTCGGCGGTTATCTCGCCGTTCAGCAAAACGCCGCACCACCGCTTCTCATCGAGGCGGCTCACGCAGTTCGCGATGTTCGGGCCAGCGTCACGCAGGCAGCGGACCAGGATATTCACCTCCAGTTGCTTATGGGAACCAATCCATACTGCGTGCTGACGATTCCTGCTAATCAGACGGTTTCGAACGTTATAAGTGGAACAACGCTGGCAACGTTGCAAAGCGGATCGAATCTGCAACTCAACATAACTCAGGTAGGCTCGGCAATTCCAGGACGCGATCTTACGGTAACGTTACGGTTCTAACTATGGCGGAACAACTGTTGCGGCTGAGCCCGCATCGCGATTTACAATGCTATTTCCTTCAGCCGTCTGCCATCGCGGCAATGAGCAACGCCAGCGCCACGGGTTTTACGCTTTCCGGCTCCTGGCGCACGCAATGGGATTGGGCCGTCGTGGAGTGGAACCGCGACAATGGCTTCGATCATCCACTGTTGCGCTATTTGCCCGACCTTGGGGCAAACGACCTAAGCGGCGTCACTCTCAGCTATGTAGAACAACGCACGAACTGCATTCCTATCGAGTCTAATATCTATCCATCGCTGGATTGGCCATATCTACGCCTATGGATTCCAACCGCAGATGGCAGCGATCAGGTCTACTATGTGCGTATTGCCGATTATTGTGCGCCTGCGGCCGGCTCGTCTTATCAATCGGCCACCGTAACAATGACACTTACTGGTTCCGTCACACCCGGCAAGCGCGTCGGGCTCGCTTTTATGGGCACTTTCGCGTCTCCGGTTGAATCGACTGGCGCGCTGATTGAGCAGCACTGCTATTTCAACCCGTCGAATAGCATCACAACGCTCGCACAAGTTGCGCAAGGGCTAGCCAATTCGGTAAACCAAAATATTAAAGATGTCACGGCGACGGCATCCGGCAACTCGATTATCTGCAAATACGTAGGAGCAGGCCCGCTTAACGGCAAAACCGGTGAAAATGGAAATCGTGTCGGAATTTATGGTTACGTCCAAGCCGGCTCTAACACAGGATGGGCACAGCAGTCAGCCACCTTCAACGGCGGTAGGTTTCCCCAGCAGTATCAAATTACGTTGCCCTTTGGCAATTTGCAGGGCGTAACGGACCCATCTCAATTTTTCCTAAGCCCGATTCCCTACGTCACTGTTCCTACTCAGAATGTCCGTAAAATACGCTGGATGTGGGCGGCTGACCTACAACCAGGGGCTTTTCAACGTTCGGAGTTTCAAGTCGCCATATCCCAGTGGACCGTCAGTGACAACAACCGCACCTACTTTGTGGCCGGGGCGGGCAGCAGAAGAATCGAAGATCTCGACCCGTCGGTTACGTATAGCGCCACCGCTGGCGCTTCGGATTGGAACATAGCGTCCGCAAACTACTCTGGCAGTCGAAGTCATGTAACGACAAAGCCCTCGGCCAGCTGCACCATTACATACACGGAACCGGCGGCGCATCGCCTCTACATCGGAACACGGCGATTTGCCAGCGCCGCCTCCATTTCTGTGAGTATCGATGGTCAGACGCCAACAGTCTTCCCTCTAGCGTTAGGCGCCGAAGATATTCTTGTACGCTTGCCGCTGGGAAGCGTCGCAGCCGGAACGCACACGGTGGTCATCACCAACACCGGTAGCCTTGTTCAAACCAATCCGCCGCAAACCGGGCCATTTTACTTCGATTTTCTGGAGATTGCGTATCCATCACAGAACCTGCCCGACATTGCGGCGCAACCCCAATTCGCCCTCGCAACCGACTGGGACACACTGCATTCCCAAGCTCTGCCCGCCGAGCGAACTGCATGGATGATTTCTAAGCTTGGATTTACAGGACGCGTGAATCATTATGTCGGTGCGCTGTGGTGGTATGAACTTACCAGGCCAGGCCAGCAATTCGCCAGCGTAACGGCTACGATCAATGCGCCTGCTAATCCCACAGGTAGGACCACCATCAACTTTGGCACGCCGCCTGGAATCACGCCCATTTCCCATTTGAACCTGTCGGATGACACGTCGGCGACGATTGCAATCGCGCTGGCGCAGCTTATCAATCAAGGAACAACATCCGTCTGGGCCTCTGCGTCGGGAAATACTTTAACGATCACCTGGCGTTTCATCGAGACGGATCCCGCAAATCCGCAGCAGCCCTTGCCCATATCGGCAACAGGCAGCGATGTGCCGGTCTCCCTCTCGGCGACTGCCCTCCAAGGAGGAACACCGGGGAACGACGTGGGCTATGCGGCAACAGATCCCATTCAGGAGTTAACGGATTTTTATCGAACCGACCTGACCTATTCACTACGGCTAAACCGCGCGTGCCGCGATTGGTCGACCGCCTTTTTTGCCGCATTGAAGGGCTACGGCATCGATTGCGTCGCAACCTTCAGCACCGAACTCGGACATGTAGACCCTACCGCCGCCGCGGGACTGGCACAGCGATATCCCGACGGCACGCCGGTCGTTCTTTCTACCCCGGCAGTGCAGACCAATTTTTCCCCAGCCAGTCTCGCTTTCTGGCAAGGTGTTTACGTCAATATGGCCGATCTTCAAGTGGCTGCCGGTATGACGCCGTATTTGCAATCGGGTGAAGTGCAATGGTGGTACCTGCCGGGAACTACTGGAATGCCGTACTACGACGCGTACACAACACAGCAATTCACCGCCACGTATGGCTCGTCCATGGGTATTGTTCCCAGCGGCGCCGTCCCGGTGGCGCAATACTCGCGCGAAGCATCGCTGCTGCAAAAGCTGCTCGGCAACTTTACTGCCGGCATTCGTGCAGCGCTCCGAACGGCCTATCCGAACGCGCGATACGAAGTCCTTTATCCGGGCGATGTAAACAGTTCCACAATTTATCCGTTCAACGCCGCCGTGAATCTTCCAGTAAGCGACTGGACGCCGCAGAATCTTACTTGCTTTAAAACGGAGGGTCTTAGCTTCGCGCTTCCCGCCTCGTCGGGTCAACCGCTTCCCGGTCGCAGTCTGGATGCAAGCGTCGCCTGCCTGCAGATCGGAGGCTCATTGGGCTTTCCTGCCTCGCAACGGAGTCATCTGGTCGGAATTTCCGATGCTGTGACGGCTTGGAACAAAGAGATCGACCTCGCCGTCGCCCAAGGTATGGAATCCGTCGTTCTGTTCGCGCTCGATCAGTATTGCCTCATCGGTTATCCGCTTCCGCCGTTTCTCGACCAGCGTTGGAGCAAGCGCGCCGCCTGA